NCAATTACATCCCTCCGCTATTGAACGGGCTTATTACCGGGATATTATTGATCTCTTAGAACCTACCCTTGATGATGTTAGAGAAAAGCTTATCCCCCGCCTGCCCTCTATCATTGCTCAATATCAAAGCGAAACCCGTGTCGATACTTACGGGGAAACTATCTCTACTATTTTCAATGACTTGAAATTAGGGGTAGCCAGAACAATGACCGACCCGATGGCTCGCACGGTTGGGGATAGATATGCTGTCAGAACTCAGGCTTTCAATGCTCAACAAGTAGATAAGCAATTCAAGACTGTGCTGGGGATCTCAGTTCTCAGGGAGGAGCCGTGGTTAATACCTCAGATGAATAGCTTTGTTGAAAGGAATGCACAGCTTGTCAAATCCATCCCGGAGGAGTATTTAACCCAGCTTGAACCGATGGTTAGAACTGCGGTAGAGCGGGGAGTATCCACTAAGGCCCTTGAAAAGCAAATATTAAAAGATATGCAGATTGCTCCGTTTGAACCTACCGTCAAAGGAGCCAGGCGGATAAATCCTAAAGCCAGAGCCCGGCTTATTGCCCGTGACCAGATTAGTAAATTTAATGGTTCATTAACACGGTTAAGACAAACTGAGATAGGTGTTGAGGAGTATATCTGGTCAACTGAGAGGGACGCACGGGTGAGGCCAGAGCACGCCCGCCTTAATACTGATAAGTTCTCTTGGAATAAGCCCCCCGCCGTTGGACATCCCGGAGAAGATTATCAATGCCGGTGTTCTGCTATCCCGGTAATGGATAAGTTTTTTGCGGCAGGGGAAACAATACCGAGGGCAACTTAATGAATACCGAAATCCAAATCAAGGTTAAAAACTGTCCCCTTATTCCTATTAACAAACTTGAAATCATTCAGGGCAATCTCAAGGAACTGAGTAAGGTTAATTACGATAAGCTGAAGGATAGAATTGCCCGCCTCGGCTTTGACGCCCCAATATTCGTTTGGAAGGGTAAGGTGCTTGACGGCACTCAGAGAATTAGAACTGTGCAAAAGATGATTGAGGACGGCTATTCACTTCCCGGTAATAAGCTCCCTATCGTAGAGATACAAGCGAAGGATATAAACGAAGCTAAGGAACGATTGCTTGGCTATATTTCTCAGTTTGGCAAGGTAACTGATGAGGGGCTTTATGAATTTATTCAAGGCTTGGATATTGATTTTGGTAGCCTTGACCTGCCTGATTTTAATATGGATAAGTTTAAGATAGGTTGGTTTGAAAAAGAGATTGCTCAGACTGGGGAAGATGACATTCCCGAAATTCCTAAAAAGGCTAAGTCAAAGCGAGGGCAGATTTATCAGCTTGATAAGCATAAAGTTATGTGCGGTGATTCTACTTGCCGGGAAGATGTTGATAAGCTGATGAATGGGAAGCGGGCGGACATGGTATTTACCGATCCGCCTTATGGGATAAATAAAGAGATTATAAATGATGATCTAAAAGAAGATGACTGGCTTAATTTTTATAGACAGTTCACAGACAATTTTTTATTAAATCTAAAAGACAATGGCTATTTTTATGTGTGGGGATACTTCGATGGTTTAAGTAGATATTGGGAACAAATTATTAAGCCACAAGGGAAGTGTAATTTTAGGAATTTTATTATTTGGCAAAAGAGTTATATACAAGGCATTAACTCTCCTGAGTTTAGGCAATTACCAGAAAACTATGCAGCCTGCCTGCTTTGTATTTATGGACAACCATTTCAAAACGGCGCTTGGTCTGTTTCCCCGAACGCTGAACATTATTGGAATGGTTTCGACCCAATCAGAAAATATTTAGATAAAGAGAGAAAAAAGATGGGTTGGGATATACCAACCGTTAAGAAAATGATTGGTCATTCAGATTTAAGTAGAGATCATTGGTTTGGTAAATCTCAATGGTCATTCCCTACCCGTGAAGTATATGAAACATTACAAAAAAATGCTAAAAAAGCATTCCGTAAGGAATACAATAAAATTCGTAGAGAATATGATGATCTTCGTGGCTATTTTGATAATACAAATGGCTGGACAGATGTTTGGAAACTTGAAAAATTAACAACAACAGATAAACATCCGACAGTTAAGCCCATAGAGATATGTGAACGGGGAATAATTACAACATCAAATAAGAATGACTTAGTCTTGGATTCCTTCCTCGGCTCCGGCTCCACTCTCATAGCTTGCGAAAAGACTAACCGGATATGTTATGGGATGGAGATCGATCCCATTTATGTCGATGTAATTATCAAACGATGGGAGGATTACACGGGCAAGAAAGCGAAACTATTACCGAAGGGAGATTGATGAGAAAAGCAGAAGCCGAAGCAAGGAGACAGCGAGTGTTAAGGCTCAGAGCAAGTGGCTTAAAGTGTTCACAGATAGAGGAATTATTGCTTATGCCGGAAGGAAGCGTCAAGGTTCTACTTCATAATATCAAGAAGAAAAATAACCTGCCAAATCCCTCAACTGAAAATAATCCTTGACAAGTTAACTTTTAGGCATTTATCCTGAGAGTATGCCATTCCCAAATGAACATGCCTGTCGTTTAAAATCCCCTGAATCATTTCAAGAAGGCCGCTTCCGCAGAATGACCCGCAAACACGCTGGTAAAGTCTATTCCATTATCTTAGGTAGGCTCAAAGGTGAGGATACAATGACTGAGCAAGCCTATCGTTACGATAAAAATAAGTGGACTGCCGGGGAAGCGGAGACTCATTGTAAAGAGCACGAAGGAACTTTTGAAGCTGCTAAAAAAGATGCCTCCGATCCTGAAGCCTGTAAAGATGCAAGAATAGCACGGGAAATATGGGAAAAACGAAACGGCCCAATACCAAAAGGCTTTGATCTGCATCACAAAAACGGGAATAAAAAAGATAATAGCATTGGGAATCTATCTCTCAAAGCTCACGATAAGCATCCCGGCGAAAGACAAGACCGATATGATATTTCTATCCGTGAGGATAAATTCAAAATAACTAATCAGGGTTTTATTGTTGCCGATGCCACTGTTACTCGGACAGGAGTATTTGATTACACAGGTATTGGTGGAGTTAAAGAATTTAGACCAGAAGGGGAAGTATTTAATGAGGATTCGATGGAGAGCTTAAAGCTCATTCCGGTCACCTTAAAACACCCATCGGAAATGGTTAGTGTTGACAATGTTAAGGAATTGCAAATCGGAACGACTGGCGATACGATACATAGAGACGGTGATTTTCTGGCTTGCCGATTAGTAATAACAGATAAAAATTTAGTTAAAGAAATTCAAGACCGCCACGATACTGGACTTGGTAATTACGAAATATCATTAGGCTATAAATGTGATGTTGACCCGATACCTGGCGAATTTAACGGTGAAACTTACGATGCAATTCAATCTAATATTCAATATAATCATTTGAGTCTCGTTGCTACTGGCCGTGCCGGTAGAGATGCGAGACTAAGATTAGACCAGAAAACTAAGGAGGATGTTATCATGTTTAAATTCAAGCGAGATGAAATTAAAGCCCCTGGCCTTAATATGGACGCAATGGATACTGAGATACCGGACGAGGCCACGCAAACTGTTGAAAAGCTGTCCGGGAAACTGGATGAAGCTGTGGGCATTATTGATTACTTGGCTAAGGCGGGCGATGCTCTTCAGGGTCGTCTTGATGCCAGTGCAGAGGATCTTGAAAAGGTGAAAAAGGATTTAGAGGATTGGAAAGATCCGGCCTCAGATAAGATTCAGACAATGCTCAAGGCCCGGAAAGACTTAGAGGATCTGGCCGATAAGCTCAAGGTTGAACATAAGGACAAGGACGATAAGACCATCAGGCTGGATGTCATCAAGTCAGTGTCAAAGGATTTCGATTCCGAGGGAAAGAGTGATGAATATATCCAGGCCCGCTTTGATACTATCCGGGAGGCGGTGGAAAAGACCGATGCTGGGGATGATAGTATGAAGACTTTCCTCATCAATGCTGATGAGCTTAGGGCGGATGCCGGAACTCCCAAAGACCCCCGGCAGGATATGATTGATTATAGCCAAGGGCTTCATAAGGAGAAACCGGCGGAGCAAACCCCAGCGAAATAATCAAGGATTTCAATTTTAAATCCAAGTTAAATAAGGAGGATTAAAATGCAGACAGCAGTAAATGATAATATGGCAGTAGGAGTTCAAGGTGCACTTGCCGATTCCGGGTATCACGATATAGCAACCTATATCAATAACAGTAAGCAGGTTTTTCGTGTTACCATTACCGCTATCGATCTTTCAACAACTGTAACTATTAATGGGACGGCCTTTAATGTCAATTCCGGTTCAGCCGCAAAGACTAAGGCGGAATTGGTGGATTTGCTTGTTGCCGCTATTAATGCTGGAGCCGAGCCAGTTCTGGCAATAGACGATGGCGATTTTATGAATGTTGAGGCCGATGTTGCCGGTGTTGCTTTCACCTGTGTTGGAACTCTTAATTGCACCACTGAGGAGCAGATACCAAATGAGGCTGGAGTCAATTTTGGTCTTTGTGTTGTGCAGGACACAGGTGCTCTCGCCGCTGGTGGTGCTGATAATCTGGCCCACTTGCCGACTCTGGTGACTCAGATCACCGATACTAACCGAGCCCTGGGGGTAGCGGTTAGAACTCAGGCTCTTGAGCAGGCGGTTCTAAATGCAAATAACGTTGGTTATCCGTTAGCTTCCGCAATGAGTGTTGTGCGAAGGGGCAGGATATGGGTTACTGTTGAGGATGCCGTTATCGCTGGTGGGCAGGCTTTTGTTAGGGCAGTTGCCGGGGCCGGGGAGCAAGTTGGAGCTTTCCGAAGTGATGTTGATGGAACGGATGCCGGTGCTCTGCCGGGAACTCGATATAAGCTATCTGCTGGAGCCGGGGAACTGACGATTCTTGAGATTAATCTACCTACTATCACATAGAGGGCTTATTTAACCGATAATATCTAAAACAAGGAGGATAATATGCCTATTAAAATGGACGCAGTTAAGTTTCATCTTGACGCTCAAGAAACGGTATTTTTCGCAAGGCAGTTGGAATCAATCGAGGCTACCGTTTATCGTTTGTTACAAAGAGAGCTTAAATATCGGGATCTAATTCCGGTATCAAATCGGGATAACGCAGGGGCTAATACTATTACCTATCGAATGCTAACTCAGGTAGGTATGGTCAAGGTTATTGCTAATTATGCTGATGATCTTCCCAGGGTGGATGTATATGCCAAGGAATACAGTGCTAATGTTAAGGGACTTGGTGGGGCGATTGGATATAGCACTCAGGATATCCGGGCAGCTATGATGGCGGGTGTTGATCTCGATGGTGAGCAAGCCGCCTCTCTACGGAGGGCTACCAGGGAAAAAGAAAATAACATCTGCTGGAATGGCGATACCGAGACTGGCCTACTCGGTGTTTTAAATAACACCAATGTGCCGACTCAGGCTGTGCCAACCGGAACGGGGGGCTACACTTGGGCTCTGAAAACGGCGGACGAAATCATCAATGACATCAGGCTCGGAACCTCAAAGGTTCGCACTCAGAGCAAGGGCGTTCATCAGGCCGACACAATGTTGCTTCCGATTCCACAGTATGATATTATTGCCGGCCTGCCCCGGAGCACACATAGCGATGTTACCGTGCTTCAGTTCGTTTTAAATAACAAGGAAGCTTATGGCCTGTCAACAATTACTACATTGCCTGTGGAGTTAGAACTGGCCTTCACTGGCGGTACTGAGGACGGAGCGGTGATCTATGAAAAAGATCCCGAAGTGCTGGAGCAACGGATTCCCTTGGAACTTATTTTACAGCCAGTGCAGCCACGCAATCTTGAATTTATAATCCCCGGTGAGGCCCGAAACGCCGGCGTAGTTATCAGACGACCCTTAGCAATGTGCTTTCTGACTGGTATTTAACCATTTCTTAGGCATAGCGGGCTGGGGTTAGGCTTTCCTCCAGCCCGCTGAAATCAATTAGGAGGTATCATGATTGTAATCAATGTAGAACCGGGTATCAGGAGTTTTTGTTACAAGACGGGCGAGTATGTTGACGAACGGGGTAAAAAGAGGATAAGAAGCGAAGTATTTGATTTCCTCCCCGGCAACAATGAGATTGACCCGGAAATATGGAATGCAATCAGAGAGGGTATGTCCGATACCAGGAAAGAGCATTGCGATACTATCCTAAAAGTAGTCCAGCCAACTATCGATGAGAGCGGATTCACTATCGGTCCTAATGAGAATGAGATCGACATCCTTGAAATGAATGTCAATGATGCGAAGGTTTTAATTGCCGGAACCGCATCTCCTGATAGCGAAAAGGATATTGCTATCCTTGAAAAATATCGAAAAGCGGAAAAGGGTCGTAAGGATATGAAGCCCCGGAAAATGGTATTGAAAGCCATTGATGAGCAAATTGCCGAAATTCAAGAACACGACAAAAAGCGTGAAGAGGAAAAAGATAAATCTAATACTAACTAATTATGCTTAGGATTGATGGGAAACACCAACAAGGACTTGGTTTTAGTAATAGCCCCGGAGCTTGCGAATATTACAAACAATCTGCTCTGGGATACTATTTTAGATGATGTTGCAAACGATGTAACAGTTTCGGTTTTCGGAACTAAACAAGAGCGAGCCCAGCGATATTTAGCAGCCCACCTTTTAACACTATCTAATCCCGATTCAAATAGAAACCCTCTTGCCAGTGGCCCTATTACTTCGGAAAAAACCGGGCCTCTGTCTGTTAGTTATGGAAGTATTTCTAAGACTGATGGTGAGCTTGATTCTACTAATTATGGTCGGGAATTTATGCGGATTCGCAAAGGTTGTATAATTGGTATCAGAACAATTATCCCAGGGATTGTAAGCACAACATGATTAAATCGACAGTAAGAATAGAGGATCGAGATACCGGCCTGAATAAGATTAAAAAAGAATTTAAGGGTGGGGCGGTGGATATTGGTATATTTGGGGATCAAGGTAGTGAAGCGGTTATTATTGCCGCCTCAAATGAATTTGGCACTGAGATAATACCCCAACGGTCATTTTTAAGAAGTGGTATTGATGAGAAGAAAAAAGATATTGCTGATAAACTGGATAAGGGTAAGGATAATATTGTTCGGGGCAAGATGACTACTGAAAGATTTTTAAAGGGGCTTGGGGTATATGTTGCCGATGATGTTATTGTCAAACGGATTAACCGCAGCAAAGAGTGGGCGGTTCCCAACGCTCCAGCAACAATAGCAAGAAAAACTGTTGCGGGCAAAGTAGGTGATCAACCTTTAGTCGATACAACAACAAATATTCTACAAAGAATAACTTTTAGAGTAATTAAATAATGAAAGTATTCGGCATATTTCCGGTAGAGATTGTCAAAGAGAAATTCTTGGACAATGAATTGATGGATGTGGCGGTTATTAAGGAAATCTTACCGGGGACACGGTTCGGGGTATTTTATGATGAGAAGTTACCCCGTGCCGCCGTTGTGATGGAATCAAGGGATTTTGTATTGATACCCGGAGCGGTTGAATTGACAAAGGAGCAAATGACAGAGGAAAAAGTCTGCCCTGATTTTGATATTGATATTCTTGAAAAGAGGCTTAGTTAATGGCTATTAACTACTCACAAAATTTCAACTTACTTCCCAGCGGCGATCTTGATAGTGATGGTTTCTATAAAGCCGCTGGCGATACTTATCCACAGGTTCAAGAAGCAGTTAAGTTTGAAGGGGCAAAGGGGGTAGAGGGCCACTATATCAGCGGTGTTTATGTATCGGGACAAAGAGATTTTGCTGGGACTAACAATGAAGATCATTGGGCCAAGTTTGCCCTTGGAAGTTCTGATGTGACCGAATCCTTCCCGTGGTTTGTGTTCGGTAAAACATCAGCTTTGCAGGCAATATTGGTTGGATTCTTAGATGGTTATGTAAAGTGCTATGATGGCAATGGTGTTGGTGGCGGGACTTGGCTTTCCACGGGTGTGGCAGTGGTAAACGGCCAGTTCTATGTTGGTAAAGTCAAGTTCGATTTTGCTACTAAAAAGTGGGTTTGTTGGGTTAGTGCCGCCGGGGGTGTTGGAGGTATGGATACCCCAAAACTTACGAATCTTGGTTTCAGGCACAACACCGCCGATTCTCTTAATCATTTAAGATTCTACTTGGCACAAACTCCCCACCCGGATGCAAAGTATATTGATACACTATCCATCAATGACTACGATCCAGATTTAGGCAAGTTTGACCTGCTATCAAATGACTTGGAAAATAATCCACTGATGGGAGGGGGGCTCCTGAATTGATTCTCAAAGTCAAAACCGGACTGAAATATGTCAATATTTATGTGGCCGCAACGAAGGCAGATGGGACTAAAATCGATCCCTCGGTCTGCAATGCTAATGTTTATCTGGTCAATCAGGCAGATGGCACAGAGGCGGCGATTTCCGGTTCGCCCTTTGCAATGGTTAAGAAGCAATCCAAGACTGGCTTTTATGGTTATGCCTTAGATATTAGTGCATTAGTAGCCGGGCAATATCAAGTATTAGTAGAGGCTACTGTTGATAGTATCACAACCCATTTGACCGAGGCATTTTTAATCAGCGACGAAATGAAAAAGATAGCAGATAACTTGGATGTGGTGCTATCTACAAGAGCGGTAGAGGCTACTGTTGCTAAAGCGGCGGCACTTGCCACAGTGGATAGCAATGTTGACGCCTTAATTATAGGAGCTCAGTTTTTATCAGATATACTCTCAGGTAGGTGGCTTATAGAAAATAATCAACTTAAACTTTATAAGCCCGACAATGTAAGCTTACTGGTAACCTTTAATCTCAAAAATGCTGCGGGTGAGGCTTCTATGAAGGATGTATATGAAAGGGTATTTGTGCCATGATGATAATTACTCAGGGCTATGGTGAGGAGGATAAGGATCTCATTATTGCCGACATTGATGTTACAGTCGAAGTGGACGGCATTATTGATGTCGAAGTGGTGGTAGAATAATGGCGAATGAGGAAGTATCTTTTAAGCGTAAAGAAGCCAAGACTTTGAGATTTACTATCAAGGATGCTGCTGGTGATCCTGTAAATGTCTCCGCCGCTACTTTGACATTCGGGGTAAAAAGATTAAAAAGCGATCCGGCATATATCATTGAGAAAGCAGACGGCACATTTGATAAAACTTTAGCAGCGAGTGGGATTGTAACCTTGCCATTATCAGCAGACAATCTTGACCAAGAAAAAAATCTTTATGTTGGCGAACTAAAGATTCATTTCAGCAGTAGCAATATTGACAAATCTGGCGACATTGATTTTACTATAATTAAACCAGTGATACCAGATTAATGGGATTAATAGGTAGGGAAAAAGTAAATATCAGCAGACTCACGGGTGGGGCTTATGATAGTAAGGGCCGATGGGTAGAGGGTTCAGAATCAATCATCCATGAGAATGAACTGGTAACAATAACTCCCTTGACCGGAAATGAATTATTGCTACTTGCCGAAGGTGACAGAAAAAAGCAGCCTATGAATATGTTTACGGTAGTAATGGATATTCAGCTTAGAGATATTGTTACCAGAGCAAGTGATGGCCTGAGATATATGATATTAAAGACTGAGAGTTATCAGACGACCGCCTTGAAACATATCAAGGCAACTATGTTATTGATAGAGGGGCAAACCTAATGGCCGAGTCCAGTGCTTATAGATTAGATAAGGCCAAAGAAGACGCTATCCAGTTGTGGGTATCAACTGTTCTGGGCCTCTCGGCTTCTAATGTTATCTGGGATAGGGGAGGCCCCCGGCCCGATCCGCCTTATGCTCTTTTGAATATACTTAGTGGGCCCCGGAAAACAAGCCCATCAGCAGAGGAGAGATACAAGGAATTGGATACATATATTTATGCAATGAGATGGGAATTTACATTGACCGTTGGTATTTATGGCGGTAACGGGTATCTTGAACAGTTAGGAAACCTTATTAGCTCTCTGGAAAAACCATCGGTTTTAACTCCATTAAGACAGGCTGGCTTGGCTTGTTGGGGTTCAGAAGATCCGGTTGATTTAAGCACTTTACTTGATACTCAATTTGAGGATCGGGCTGCGGTAGATATATTCTTTGCTTATGGTGAGGCTATAGAAGATGATGCTGTCGGTGAAATTCAAAAGGTTCGTTTCACTGGACAGGACGGATTAATTGACGAAACAATAGATACAACTTAAAATGGGAGGTTAAAATGGGAACTACAATTAATGACATTATCACCATCAACATTACCAGGGAAACGGCGAAATTGACAAGAGTAGGTTTCGGAACCGCTCTTGTTTTCGGTGAACATGCTAAATTTTCTCTTGGGGAACTATCAAGAACTTATAACAATATTGACGCAGTAGAGGAGGACTTCGCCACGACCGACGAGGAGTATAAAGCAGCCAAGCAATTATTTGGTCAAGAAGTAAGCCCTACTCAGATCAAGATTGGGGATCGGAGTGCGAATGCTATCCAGAAAATGACGGCTACGGTAGATACAGTAGAGAATTTAACGGATTATTTTGCCTACATTAATGGGGTGGAATTTAAAGTCACCAGTGATGCCGATGCAACCGCTATTGAGATCGCCGGCCTACTGGTAGCTGCCATTAATGGAGGCTCCGAACCGGTAACAGCTACGGACAATACAGATGGGACTTATTATTGCATTTCGGATGTCTCTGGCGATCCATTTACTTTCACAACCGGCACCCGGCAAAGCATAACTCAGGTGACAGTGGTTACAGTGGATACAGCCACGGCGGAGACTGATTACATGACCAAGATCAACGCTACCAAGTTTATTGTTACCAGCGACGTTACCCCGACTGTAATTGAGATTGCCGGATTATTAGTAACAGCTATAAACGCAGGTGCAGAGCCGGTAACTGCCCTTGACAATGCAGACGGAACTTACGATCTCACTGCAGATGCTGCCGGGTCTCAATTCAATATTTGGGTGGATGCCCGGCAGAGCATTGCCGGGGATAGGCCGAATATCAATGTAGCCAGCGAGCTATCCGCCCTGAGAGTTGAAAATGACGACTGGTATGGTCTTGTTTTAACCCGAAGTGCGACTGAGGCTAAGCAGCTTCAGGATATCGAGGACGCCGCTGCATACATCGAACCGCTTATGAAAATCTACCTGCCTTGTATTGACGAATCCTCAATCCCAACCGCAGCGACAGATGATATTGCCAGCACCTTAAAGGGTTTAGCTTATGATCATACCGGGGGAGTATTCTATTCGACAGACGAAGAGAATTACCCGGAAGCCGCTTGGTTTGGGAAGCAGTTACCAAAAGACCCCAGCTCTACGAATTGGTATTTACAATCACTATCCGGAATTACTCCAGATGTTTTAACCGGTAGCCAGGTAACATATCTGAGAGGCAAAAACTGCAATTTCTTTGAGACAATTGCAGGTCAAAATGTTGTCTCCGGCTATGGTGTCATGGCCTCAGCGGAATATATTGATATAATCCGGGGGGCGGATTGGTTAGGAACCCGAATGGCGGAAGGCATTTTCGCCCTGCTGGTAAATGCTGAAAAGGTTCCTTTCACAACTCAGGGTATTGGTCAGGTAGAAGATAAAATCCGTTACTGGCTGGAGAAAGGTGCTGACAAGGGCTTCGTAGTTAGGGATTCCATCGTGATCAATATGCCTGCTATTGATGATGTTGACCCGGCAGATAAGGCAGCCCGCTTTTTGAATGATGTATCTTGGTCAGCACAGTTACAGGGTGCTGTTAATAAGGTAGCAATAAAAGGCACTTTGACAGTATAAGATTAAAATTTAAAACCATAGGAGGTTATTATGGCAGACACAAAAACCTACGATCCTTCCCAGGTTGTTGTTATCGTGGGGGGTTCTATCGTCAAATCATGGAATACCGTGACCGCAGCCCGTGATGAGGAAAACTTTATGATGACGGTCGGAACTCAGGGGGAGGCTACCCGGACAAAAAACGCTAATAAGATGGGGGTTCTTACTTTGGTATTGCCCCAGGCATCGGTTGACAATGCGGTGCTATCCGCTTTTTTCAATTCAGGGGCTCAAATCAGTGTATCTGTTACTGATAAGTCCGGGGTATCTTTGCATGTTATACCAGAGGCGACAGTTACGAAATCCCCGGATGCGGCTTATGGAAAAGAGGCTGGAGAATATGAATGGCTTATTAGAGGCAACCTGTCCATTCATGTTCTTGGCGGTAATCCGGTAGCTATTTTATAGTTATCGGGAAAGGGTAGGTTATGGCAAGGGAAGCGGTCGAGAGGACTATTGATGAGGAGGTCTATACATTTCACCAGATGGATCCGATGACAAGCATTTTGACCCTAACTAAAATCCTCAAAATAACTGGCAAATCAATCGGGAAAGCAACGGAACAAATGGCTAAGAGCGGTATAGAGAACCTTATGGATGCCGATGTTGATGATGTTGTTAGGAAAATGGACATAGGGGAAATCGTAGCATCTTTGTGTGAACGGCTGGACGAAAACGAGATCAAGCAGATTATTCTTGCAATGACAAGCCAGGTTCAACATAAAGGACATGGGGAAGTTAGTAAGGCGTTTAATGTTCTTTTTAAAGGGCGAATAATGCACCTTATCAAAGTTGTGAGTGCAGCGATGGAGGTAGAATACGCCGATTTTTTCGGCGAGGGCTCCGTCCTTCAAGACTTCCTAAAACAAGCGGCCATCAACCTACCGGCATAAAAGTCAATCTCTACATCTGGCGACCTATCCTTGCCGAGATAACGACATTAAAGGAAATGGAAGAGCACTGGAGCCTAACTGACCTAATTGATGCACACGAAGCATTGGACATCCGGGAAGAAGTAGAATATTTTAATATGCCGGAAAATATGAGAAAATAAGAAATGAAGGTTAGGGATTTATTCGTAAGGATTGGATTCGATGTTGATGACAAGGAGTTAAAGCGACTCGATAAGGGTATTGGTCAATTAAAGAGTAGTATCAAAGGACTTACTATTGCTATTGCCGCTGCTGGGGCCGGGATGCTATTTTTTGTCCGTGAGGCCGGTAAGCTTGAACAGACAGAGATAGCCTTTACAACAATGTTGGGAAGTGCTGAAAAAGCTAAGGAAGTTTTATCAGACCTTTATGCTTTCGCCGCTAAGACCCCTTTTAAAATCCCGGAAGTTGAGGAAAATGCAAAGACACTTCTGGCAATGGGTATTGAGGTAGACAAAATAATACCTACTATGAAAGCTCTCGGTGATGTTGCTGCTGGCCTGAGCAGACCACTATGGCGTGTTGCTCTTAATTTCGGGCAAGTCAAAACGCAGGGAAAATTAACAGGTCGGGAGTTGAGGGACTTTGCAGTTTTAGGCGTGCCTATTATGGAGACGCTTGTCGAAATAACAGGTAAGAATGACGAAGCGATTAGTGCAATGGTTAGTAGAGGAGAAATTGGCTTTCCCATAATTGAAGAGGCATTTCGGAGAATGAGTTCAGAGGGTGGCAAGTTTAACAACATGATGGCCAAGCAGAGTAAAACCCTCTTTGGCCTTTGGTCAAACTTAATAGATTTTCTTATTATCTATTCACGGCGAATAGGTAAAACATTATTGCCACAGTCCAAGAAGATGGTGGTATTTGCCCTTGAATATTTACAGGCAAATGAGAAATTAATCAAACTTAAAGCAGTTGAGTTTTTCAAGAATGTTGCGAAGGCTATGGAGTGGGTTTTTAGAGTAGCAAAAGGCGTTGTTATTACTATTAAATCAATGGCGGATATGTTTGGGGGACTTGAAAAAGCTATTAAGTTTGCCGCCATTGCAATGGGAATATTATGGGGAGCCCAGATGTTGATGGGTATCGGTAACATTATTCTTGCCTTGAATAAAGTGGTCATTGCTTATAGCACTTTAGGAAAGGCCGCTTTATTAGCTCAGTTAAAAATGCTTGCTATGCCGATCTTGGTAGGGATCGCCGTTGGCGCCCTGATAATTCTCCTGCAAGACATCAAGGGTTATTTTGAGGGCAAAGATAGCGTTACTGGATTGATACTGGATGCCTTTGAAAAGAAATTCCCGAACGCATTTAAAATAACAAAGGATGCTTTAGAAAGCCTGGGGGAACTTATAGCAGGGATAGCACTGGCATTAAAAGGCATACTAACCTTTGATGCGGCTTCTATAAAGGTTGGCCTGATAGAAATGGCAAAGCAACTTCCCGTTGTTAAAGCAGTTACCTCAGTTGGTATTGGCCCAGAGATTCTTCCTGTAGGTAGGGCTGCGGCTGGAGTAATTAGCAATGTCATTACTTTAAGCCCTAATATCAGGATTGATGTGCCTGCTTGGACTCCGCCAGAGGAAATTGCACCAGCAATAACAGCAGCCGCAAAAGAAGTTTTTTATGAAGAACTTGAGCACGCACGCAGGCAGACCGAGCCACGGCAAAAATAATGAACATATTCGACCTATATCAAGGTAAAAAGCGGGTTACTATCCTTTATGCCGACAGGGAACTCCTGAAAGTTGATGCAACTGTCAATGAGGGCCACGGCCTTGAGGCTCAGGCTACCAAGCATGGCATTGAGGATGGTTCGGAAATATCAGATCACATTATCAAGCAACCCAGAACACTTACAATGACTGGTATTATTTCAGATGATCCTATTGACTTGGCCGAAGTTGCCATTGGTAATTTAGCTGGGGTTGCTGGGGGTATATTTGGCGGAATAGCTGGGGCGGCTATAACTGGATACACAGCGAAGGTAGGTAGCTCATTAGTTGCTAATGCTGAAAAGAAACCAACGAAATCCGCCTTAGAAGTATTTGAGGATATTTGGTTATTAGGTATCCCGGTAAGCATTACCACTGGACTAAGGGATTATAACAATATGATCATGGAGAGATTATCTATCCCCGTAGAGGCAGGGCGGTCGAATGAATTGCGATTTACGGCTTCGTTCAGTCAAATTACAATAGTATCAAGTGAGGTAGTTCCCGTGACGAAGGAAAATATTGCCGATGATGCGGGACCAGCACTGGATAAAACTAAACAAGGTAATAAATCGGCAGAGATAGCAGAACAGGCGGTTTTAGACAAAGTAACAAATCCGAAAACATGGGCTTTTGGGATAGGTCAAAGGGCAGGTTTGATTCAATAATGCTTAGACAAATACCGGTAATTACAGATAACCGCAATTATGAATTTAGGATAAGCCTTGATGGTGTATTTTTTACTCTGGCATTCCGCCTTAACTTTAGAATGAACAGGTGGTTTATGGATGTTAAGGATGCAGAGGACATTCCCTTAATTAACGGCGTGCCTTTGCTCCAGGGCTCTGATTTGATTGTTCGATTTAAGGATGCTGCATTACCCGCTGGTCATTTTATTATATTCAATCTTGAGAACGAAGCAGTAGAAGCGGGAGCAGACGATTTAGGTGTTAATTCTCTATTGCTATATGCAGATACAACCTGATGTTATTTGGACGGAATTCAGCTATTATAATTGATGATGTCAAAGCCACGGGATTGCGGATTGTATTCGATCTTGAAAAGAATAAAAGGGGGCCAGAGGCTAATAAGGGAACGATTAATGTTTATAATCTCAATGAGACTACCAGAGTTTTATCACAGCAACCGGATACCATTGTTATTTTAGAGGTTGGTTACGGAGAGAATCTTGAACAATTATTTATCGGTAATGTCAGCAAAAGTGCCACAAAAAGGCAAGGGGCTAATATGATAACGACTCTTACTATTGGGGATGCTGAAAAGCCATTAAGGGAAGTCCGCTTTAATAAAAGCTACGAAGCCGGTGTTAGTATCAAGACAACTATCAAGGAAGTTGCGGATACTTTCCGGGATGCCGGTGGTATTATCGTTGGCAATTTAGCTAATGTATTCGCAAGTATTGATGATAAAAAAGAGCAGTCGGGGCTTGCCCTCTCCGGTATGGCAAAAGATGTTATGGACGATCTTGTTGGAAAGCTTAATTTAGAATGGTCTATGCAGGACAACAACTTTCAGCTATTGCAGCCGGATCAAGGCACTCAGGACGAAGCGGTTTTACTCACACCACAGACTGGGCTTTTAGGCACACCAGCCAAAAGGGGTGATGACGGGGTTGAATTTGTATCCCTTATTATTCCGGGTATCGGGCCAGGGCGATTAGTAACAATTCATAGTGAGCATATATTTGAAACCTTTAAAGTTACGAAGGCTACTTATCGAGGTGACACACACGGCCAGCCGTGGCACATCACCGGCTGGGCCAAGACGGTGGGACATGGCTGAAAAGGTTGAACCGCCGACAATGGCGGAAGTAATTCAAGAAGCTATTAGGGCGGCTCTCCTGGATCTCCATGTGGCCTTGCCTGCCCGGGTGGATAAGTACGACAAGGATAAACAGAAGGCTAATATCCAGCCTTTACTTTATAAGAAATATAAATCAGACGGCTTGAAAATAAAAATGCCTATTATTCCCGGTGTGCCGGTTCAGCATCCTTCAGCTAATGGAGGCAAAGCATTTATTCATTTACCTATTAAGAAAGGCGATTTGGGGACAGCTATTTTTTGTGATAGGTCGATTGACAAATACTTAGCCGGAGACGGAGGGATCGTTGACCCGGACGATCCCCGTCATCACGATCTATCGGATGCTATATTTATTCCGGGAGTGTTGCCTTTCAGCGAGGCATTACAGGGGATATTAGCAGATGATTTGATGGTGGTAAATGATAATATGAAATTGACCCTTTACCCCGATGGTAAGGTAAGTATTGAGGGGGCAAGCGAGGAGATGGTGGCCGTGATTAGTGACTTCTTTCAGCATGTTCACGATTCAACAATGGTGACGACCTGTCCGGCAGGAGCCGGGACGGGAGAGATGGACACAGCAACCAAGACAATATTAGCAGCCGATAAGGTCAAAATCGATACTTTAAAGAAATGAGTGATATAAAACTTGATAGTTCTGGCGATATAGATACATCCCAGCCCGACCTTCAGCAAACCACCGGAGTTGATGCTATTAAACAACATATTAAACAACGACTCAAAACATTTTACAATGAGTGGTTTTTAGACCTTCGCCGGGGCCTGCCTTACTTTCAACATATCCTTGTTAAAAATCCCGATCCCGTTGTGGTGGACAGTGCATTTAAAAGGCAAATACTTGACACGCTGGGAGTGCTGGAGTTAATCGCATTTAACATTGATGTAGATATAAGCACACGAGTAATGACATTATCGTTTAAGGCCCTGACAAGCGAAGGCATTATTGATTTCTCAGAGGAGGTTCCTTAATGGCTTATGGATTGACAAGCACTGGATTTGCCATTAAAACACTGGCTATTATCAAGGATGAAATTGATAAGGCTTTGAGAGCCGCCCTCGGTAAACAAATCAATACATTACCAGAGGGGGTCTATGGTCAGTTAATAGGTATTTATGCTGAAAGGGAATCGTTAGTCTGGGAGTTGGCCGAGGCAATCTACAATAGTCAATACCCAGAGACGGCAGAGGGAGCAAGTTTTGACAATGTGGCTTCTATTACTGCCTTGACTCGGTTGCCTGCCCTTGCCTCAGTTGTAGCGGTTAAGTTATTTGGCACGGCCACGACAGTAGTGCCGAAGGATACAACCTACTCAGTTGACGGTAGCCCTGATGATAAATTTAATCAAGACGCAGATGTTACTCTTATTGCCGGGACTGATGAGGTGCAGACAATAGGTTTCAGTGGCACACCTACAAGCGGGCTTTTTAAGATCACTTACCGTAATGAAACCACGGCAGCTATTAATTGGAATGATGTAGCCGCAGATGTTCAAACCGCCCTCCGTGCCCTTGACGGGTTATCTGAGGTTACAGTTTCGGGAACCTTTGCCGCTGATTTTGTAGTAACATTCGCCGGGGCAGATGGGAAGCAGATACAACCCCTACTTGGCTATACCGATAATACTCTTGATGACGGTGCACCCGTTACTATTACTATCACTGAAACTACCCCCGGAGTTGACCAGGGATTAGCTCAAGCCACGGCTCAAGAGACTGGCCCGACAGTCGCAAATGCTTATACCTTAATAGTAATTGATACCCCTGTTAGTGGCCTTGATAGTGTGCGAAATGTTGAGGACGCTACGATAGGCCGGGATATAGAATCGGATGCAGCTTTCAGATCCCGGCGATTGACCAGATTACAGACAAGTTTAGCTGGGCCGACTGAGGCAATCAGAGCAAAGATATTAAGTCTCAATGAAGATGAGGATAAAACCCCGCTTGATGATGTAATTGTAATTGAGAATAACGAATTGACGACTGATGGCGGGGGGCGACCCGGTAAAAGTTTTGAGGCATTTGTCTATGAGCGAGGGGATACAACTACACGGGATCAAGAGGTAGCTGAAGCTATTTTCATATCAAAGCCCGCCGGGATTAAGCCCTTCGGTGATGTATCTAAGACTGTGAAAGATTCTCAGGGATTTGACCATACTGTTCAATTCTCCCGACCTGCTAAGGTGGATATATATCTTATACTTGATTTAACAGTTACCAGCGATTACCCGACCGATGGTGATGACCAGGTAAAAGCCCTGATGGTATTATGGGGCAATGCTTTAGGGGTGGGCCAAGATGTCATTGTTTATCCCGATTTATTAGGACAGCTAACAGCTATCCCCGGCATTACGGATGTTGGGGTAAAAATAGGCATAGCCCCGGCCCCGACACTTGATGATAATATTCCCATTGATGACGGTTCCGGGGGCTCGGCAGAGATTAGTCAATGGGATACTGCTAATATAACGGTGAATAGCTAATGGGTGAGAAAATAGTCAAAATTACCACTCATGTGGCGGATGCCAAAAAGCGTCTGTTGTTTCAATATCAGGGCAAGGTTAAAGTTGAAGCCCTGCTCAGTGCTTATTTCGGTGAGCAGATTCAGGATATTGAAAATGCCTTATGGACATTATTTGGCAGGCTTGATATTGATACTGCCGAAGGAGTTCAGCTTAATGGTATTGGTTCAATAGTTGGGGAAGATCGGCAGGGCAAAAGCGATGCTGAATATAGGCCCTATATTAGAGCCCGGATTGGTATCAATACCTCAGAAAGTGATATTGAAAAGATTCTATCTGTCTGGAGCCTTTTAACAGCCGGGGCCGGGGTTCAGCTTATTGAGCTATTCCCCGCCGCCATGTGCCTTTATTTAACTGAAGCCCTATCATCTGATGCCCTTGCTCAAACAACGCTTGACCTTTTACAATTAGTAGCCGGGGCAGGGATTAAGGTAGATTATATTGAGGTCTATGATCCAGACGAAGCTTTTGGCTTTGCTGATAGTGGCCCAAATACAAAAGGTTTTGGGAATCTATTCTCCCAGGGAACAAATACCAGTGTGGTATCAAGTAAGCTGGTGGATAGTGCAGCTGATTTTGTAACTGATTTAGTGGCGGTCGATAGCGATGTTTATAATAACACAGACGGGGGAGAGGCTAAAGTTGTATCAGTTGAGGACTTACATACATTGGTTTTAGATGCTCATATATTTACAGGCACAGGCAAGGGCTATACTGTCAATGAGGAGATCGGCGGAAAGCTGGCATATATACAAGCAAGCTAAGGAGTTATCATGGCAGACAAACCAACAAAACCTAATTGGATACCGGATGACACAAGCAATATAATTGTTCCGAGTGGATCGAAGCAAACAACGGGCTGGCTTAAATCAGAACGCCCGCCCTTCGAGTTTTTCAACTGGTTTTTTAATCTGGTAAGCCAGTTCATTGACTACTTTAGTGGTGAGGCGGAGTTTAATATCATCATTGACAGCGACACAGATGAGGGGGATTATACAACTTTAGCGGCCTATATTGCCGATTCCCCGGCGGCAGGGGATCGGGTATTTCTTAAAGTTGATGAGGAGATTACCGGGGCAACGATGGTTATCCCGGCCAACATTCTCCTCAAACAACAAAAGGGTAAGAAGCTCTGGTGCGATGAGAACTTAGCAACTGTATTGCAATTCAGCGATGGAGTTGTGACCGAAGGGGATCTTCTCCTTGAACTATCCCATACCGGGACGGTTGTTAATGCAGTATCATTGAACGGAGACGACAACAACCATACCAACATCATTGTCAATAATGCTTCTACGGGAACGATAACAAGTGCCTTTGAGATTGAGTCGGCCAAAAAGGGCAATCTGGCAAAGGGTGAGATACTTAATCCAAGCGGCACAGTAACGACTGTCTTGACAAATATTTCTGCCGACATTTCTAATGATATAATTATCAGGCATTCTGGTGGATCATTACATGGGCCTCCATATAGTCAACATTCAAAAACTGCAACTAAAAATTTAAGTGATAGCCCTGCCCCCGATGCAACCGGAGGTGGGATTATTTGGGTAGAGCTTAGAACAACAGGAACGACTGAAATCATTTTGGATAACAGCATTGACTGGAGAGATAGGTTTATAGCTATAAATGGGTGGGGTGTGCAACTTGGCACATCAATACTTCCTGGCCAGGCTGGTGACAATGGAATATTTGCTTATGGTAATGCACAAGATCCCGCAAGTTTAGATTTAGTTTTAACCAGAAATGTTATTGGATTTCTTTATACTGAACAAGGTGGGGATGGTTCTGCTCTTCCATATATGCTTATGAATGTAGAGGAACAAGGAGCAAATATAGGACGACTCTATGCAAAAAGTTCTAATGGCAATTTAGCTTTTAAGTTTGCAGCAAATCCAGCTAATGAACAAGACATTATTCTAAAAATAGATTATAGCCCTATTCAAAACCATTACTAATTAAAATTAAAATGGCATTTGCAAATCCAATACCAGATATTGAGGCATTAGGAAATGTCCCGGTTCCTGATTATGATTCCGGCTGGTTCACTACAGTATTAGACGGCATTGTTCAACTGACACATAACTTGGGCGGAACTACTGATAAATATATGGTAGAATTACATTACCGGGGTGCTCCTCTCGGAGAAGGGGAAAGTGACCGCTGGGAGAAAAATAATGGAGTCCATTGGATAAATCTTACCAATACCACTATTGATGTTTATCGGGCAAAAGAAGATAGTTGTTGTGAGGAGGCAAGGGTCAGGATATGGGTTACAGATTGATTGGATTAACTTATGGCTAATTTAGAAAATATCCAATATGCCGCCGCTAAAACCGGATTAAATATATTGGGTAGAATAGTCCGGGGTGTAGATTTATATTACTATGATTTTATTGCTGGAGGTAATAATTTCGTTGCGACCGATTCCGCTAATACAAGGATTACTATGCCAGCCCGTAGTGCACCGCAAAACTATATCTATGAATCCGCTACATTTGATATTGAGCCCTGGGACGATGGCTGGTATGAATGGCAGGTATATGATACGGCTGGTAAGCTTCTTGCTATATCACGATATTATATCTTTAGCGGAAGTCTTATGTTTGATGATTATCTTGCTGGTCTAAAAACCGATGTTGCAGGCGTGGCAGCCAAAACGGATAACTTACCGGCAATCCCCGCAAGCGAACCTAACGCAACTGCTAATAAAAATTCTATTGTCTCTGAAATAGACGATAACGAAATTAAGATTGATTCAGTGCAAAGCGATACCACAGCAATAAAAGCTAAGACTGATAATTTGCCAGCATTACCAGCCTCAGAACCAAATGCCACAGCTAACAAGAATGAAATAATCTCAGAGATAGATAGTAATGAAGCCAAGTTGGATAGTATCAAATCAGACACTATTGCTATTGAGGCCAAAACTGATAACCTACCTGTCGATCCAGCAAGTCAATCTCAGGTAGAAGCGGCCATTACAATCTCTGAGGCTTTAATCAGAACTGATATTAGTGCTGTGCCAGCCGAAGTATGGGAAATTGACATAAACGATACTGAGCAGCCTACTATAATTCAGAAAGCTAAACACTGGCTCGGATTAAGCGGTTCGATAAAGAGGAAACAATGATAAATATTCCTAAGTTAAAATCAGAGATGCAGAAAATTGTCTGTCCACAGATGCCGGAGTTATGCAATCTTATATCGTCCCAAGCATGGTGTCTTGGCAATGCTGAGAAACTACAATTATTTATTGACAGCCTTGATCCGCTTCTTGCCCAATTTACCCAAGATGAACTTTTAGATATAGCAAATAAAATAGTAGATATTAAACATGGGGATTTAGCACAGTTTTTAATCTGTCTCCTTTCATGTGTGCCGTCCTTATGTGAGTTGATGGAAGGCACTCAACTTGATGAAGCTATTTTAGCAAAGAGGAATTTATTGAAAGCCAAAATAGTGCAGCAAACAATATTCAAGGAATCTATTGTCAAGCATGGTTGTCAATCACTATTACTTGAACTTAAAGCACATTTGGAATCTCTGGGCGAACTCAGTCCCGAAGATCAAAAGATACTTGACCAGATAAATGAACTGTTATCTTAGGTGTTAAAATGTTTGAATGGGCAACAATACATCAAAAATATCATGGTAGAAATTTTTATGCTGATGCTGATCCGTCTATTGGTAATGATTCAAATCCTGGAACAGACGAGAGTCCTTTTCTGACGATTGCCCGATTACTATCAGAATGTAGAGCCGGGGCAGGTGACAAAGCCTGGGCTCATAGTTCAAAATTGCATATCCCGGCATTAGGATTATATTCCTTTACAGAAAATGTGGTTTTAGATAAGGAAAATACCGCCCTCTTAGGTCATTTTTCAGTTTTCGTTAATTCTGGGATCGGTATTCAGATTTTTAATCCAACTCAAATTTTAAATGATTGTTTAGTTTCGGGAGCTTCGGTTAATGGTGATGGACTCGATATTGGTTATCAAATCAAAAATTGTGCAAGGTCTTTAATAGTTAGAAGTGATTGGAATCTTATAGAAGAAGATCCGGGCCAAGTTGGTTTTGAACTTACTGCCGATCCATTAAATCCTAATCTTGAATTTGTCGGAGGCAATGGATTCATCAATTGCAGGGCAAGTGGTGGTAGAATCGGTGGCGGTGTTAATAAAACTACTGGATTTAAGTTAGCAGATTACGGAGTGGATGCAAATTTTCTGCTCGATTGTTTTATTGCTAAAAATGAAGTTGGGATAGAAATAACTAATAGTGCAACTCATTTTGACCATGCTATTGCGAATTGCCGTTTTGGAGATAATGATATACCTTGCATTCAAGCCGATTCCCTTCATCACTGGCATTTATTTTCTAATATCTATGATGATATTAAACAAGGTTTTAGTGGATGGGGTCAACAATTACCCTGGCCGAATGAAGAAGCTGACTGGGTATTTGCTCACCCCGATCCAGCACCGATTAGTAACATCGGAGCTTTCTTTGCTAATAAAATGGGAACTATATCATCAACCTCTATGATTAGGGATTTCATATTTAGCCATATGCCTCCCGGAGGTTTTGGAGTAGCACCATGAATAGTATGATGAAAATAAATGAACCTCACTCAGGTTATATAAAAATCACTCACCCATTGACTAATCTACCGATAACCGGACTCATACAAGGCGATTTTGATATTCAGGTATTATCAAATAACTTTATTTCTTCCGATACGGTAATAATAGTTGAAACCAATTCCGTGACTGTCCCCGGTGAATATTATTGGACTCACACAGCAACGGAGCTGGGTTCCCGTAGAATAGAGATGAAACACGAAGTTAACATTAATGGTAGCCCGTTTATATTAAAATGGCGTTTCTCCTTCGGGGTAGTTGAACAAGATCTGCAAGATGTCTATGATAAAGTTGATAGCTTAACTATTGGGGAAGGGTCTGAACTGGTTACAATTTATGCAAAGGAAACCGGGACTGAATTGCCGATCCCGGAGGCGGATTATGAAATCTGGGATGAGGGTAATTTAATAAGATTGCATAGCGGTAATGATTCAGACAATGATGGCAATCAGGAATTTAATCTCAATCCCGGTGATTATAAAGTCAAGCTCCGAAAATCATTTTGGAATTTCCCGGTTGTAGTTGACTTGATTGTTCCTCCTGGCGGAACTTATTTGATAATTCATGGAGAAAGATTACTGCCTTCCTCTCCCTCGGTTCCCGGCTTATGTGTAGTTTTTGGATATACTTATGGAGTGAATGGCCGGAAGCTTCCCGGTGCTATCATATCCGCAAAACTCACTGATCCAAGTGCCTTTGCCGATTCACTGAAAATTGCCAAGATGACCAGCGAAACCGTATCTAATAGCGAAGGTTATTTTGAGCTTGAATTAATACCGAACGATGATTATAAGCCAACTGATACAAAGTATATTTTCACTGTAACAAAAACAGAAAAAGGTAAAGATGATTTTAGATGGGAGCAAAGAGGGGTAGTTCCCGATCAACCAAGTGCTGATTTTAAAAACATAGTAGATTGCTAAGGAGGTAATTATGAGCGGATCGTTAGACCCAACCGGACATGAGTATATTAATGTTGTTAAGAAAAGCACCACGGCATTTGGGGATGTTGCTGCAAGTGCTACGGAGATTATTGACCTGGATGATAAGCATGTGTTCAATAATTTACAGATTATCAATACCCTTGATGCTGCGGTGCAGGTTACATTTCCTGGCGGTGATACTTTAGATTTCGCCGCCGCCGCCGATCTCGATCCCCCGATCCCGTTCAAACATAATGGGGTAATCAAACTTCATTACACGGCTGGTGCACCGACGTCAGGCAGCTTTATAACACAGCATACATAAGGAGTAGTTATGATTAAATTGGATGTTGGCATATCGGGTAAGACAATTTTTAATAAAGGCGAGATGGGTTATTTACCCGCCGCCCTGATACCTTATTTCATTATGTTTGCCGGTAAAACTGTTGAGGTCAAGGTTGATCCCGGCGGGCCGTTTACCTTCCTATTAATGTCTCTCTATAACGAAAAGGTAACTCTTATTTTTGAGCTAAACAAATCCCGGTTCCGAGTTTGCTCAGATATTGCTCATCAGGCACTTGACAATTACGAACCTGGTAAAACCTACCATCTGGCCGTTAAGGAATGTCTGCCAGCGAAACCTACTTTAAAAACTAAGAAACCGAAGGCTAAGAAAGGCAAAAAAGATGGGAAGTAACGCACACATGGTTATCAGCAAAGAAGCCTTTAAATCATTGCCACAAGATGAACAGAATTATACTATTTATTTGAATCTGAATAATCAGGAACGGAGAATCTCTGCCCTTGAAAATAAGGGCTGGATAGATAAAAGCAAATCACTTATCGGTGGTATAGTAGGCGGGGCTTTGACCGTGCTGGGCCTTAAATATGGGGGGCTGGAGTGATCTATCTCAAACGCATAACAATGCCAGCAGAAATTAAGGCGGGGTAGGTGGGGCTTTCACCCCACCCCGGTTAATTGACCTTACCTTTCATCACGAGCTTCTAAGATTGGTAAGTTAGCCTCTGTCGGCACATAGATAACCTCAGTATTCCCATCGTTCAACCCCTCAATGAACAGATATTTGAGATATTCTTTGGTTATTGACTTACCAATTATCTCATTTGCTTTTGCAATGCCTCCTGCTCGGATAACCTCGGCTTCTGCCAAAAGAGTAGCGGATTCTTTTTTTGCATTTGCTTCTTGCACCACTATCTGGCGATTCCATTCAGCTTTTCTTAGCTGAGATTTTCCTGCTAATCCCTTTTGCCAGACATTATATCTTGGGCAACCAGCCATAAGGGAACCTATTAGTAACAGGATAGCAAGAACAACAACCACAACTACAACTAAAACACCGCTCTCCGTAAGCTCCTCTTTCTCTACATTATAAAGCCTTCCCATCTTAACTACCTCCTTTTTCAACTTCGACCTTGTTCACCACATTCGTTATCCCACTCCCTTCTGGCGGTTTCCCACGTATTGTCAATTCCTTCGGAGCGGTCGCACCAAACCCATTAATAAGCAGAGCCTCATGTGCTAACTGCACAGCCTTCTCCTCAGAATGACCGGGCTTCTCCTCCGAGAAAAGGGCAACTGCCTCGCTTAGTTTCTCCCGGCCTTTGATCCGCTTGCCATTTGAATTCAGATATTTCGCTCCCTTCTCTCAAACCCATGCTTCTTAGCCGCTCTCCTGATAAGGATTATAGCCAGAATCCCCACACCGGTCGCCACGATCTCCATTACGATTCTAAGAATTTCTTCCATTAGGTATCACCTCCTTTATTATCTGGGTCAAATCCCCTTGATGGTTTTTCTCCTTCCTCATGGAGCTTGTGATCGAGGGCAATGGCTTTTGGCAATACTTTATTTACCAGAAAAACTATGGCCTTAGTAACAGCATGGGCATGGCCGTGTGTCATAGCACTAAACGATCTCTGTCCATGCACTTCCCCTGGGAAGCTCCCATAAATATCCATATTAATAACTCCCACTTTTATCACCCCCTTTCGATTAAATTGCCCATTCATATCCGCATCTCGAACAGCTTAAAATAGCAGATTGGTCATGTGAATAAGCATTAGTTATTCTCCATTTACCTCTAACTTTATGAATCCAAATGAGACCATCAAAATTAGCATCTATGGTTTTCGATTTACACTTAGGGCAACATTCAGGTAAGTGTTCTTGGTCTCCAGTGTATTCCATCACCCCTCCTTCCTAAAACAATACTCCCTGAGCTAATCTTTTCTCAGCTATCTTACAATATTCAGGACTTATCTCTATGCCTATATAATTTCTACCCATTAATTTACAAGCTACGGCAGTTGTGCCAGAACCCAAACAACTATCTAATACCAAATTGCCTTTATTGGTATAAGTTCTTATCAGGTATTCCATTAAAGCTACTGGTTTTTGAGTGGGGTGCGATTTATCTTTTTGGTTAGCATTTGAAAATTCCAATATCGAAGATGGATAATATGAATCATTAAAATTATTTATCGGGTTTTTTAATTATCCGTAAGTTTGAAATTCTTTTGTAGGCTGTATCTTCTTGTTTCTGTAAATTCCCTTCGTCTTTTGTGGATTATAAGTTGGCAAATTTTTATAAAAGATACAAATATCTTCATGTTGTTTCAGTGGCATTCTTTTGCAATTAAGCATTCCTACCTTTTGTCTTTTGTCCCATATCCAACAATACTTAAACATTTCCATATTACTCATAATCAACTTACTGGTAAAAGGCTGGCTCCCAAATAATACTATCGCACCATTATCTTTTATAATCCTTTTATATAATCCCCATAAAGGCTCAAAGGGGATAATTGTATCCCACTCACAAGCCGTCGTCCCATAAGGCAAATCGCAGAGAATCATATCAATAAATTTGTCTGGTATCTTTTTCATTACCTCTAAGCAATCGCCGCAAATGACTTTATTTATCCAGTCTCTCAACTCTCCTCCTCAGATTCTCCAGCATGTCCCATCAATCTGACAAACGCTTCCCTCGCCTGGCACGTAACCACTGCGTTACCCAGGCACTTAATTCTGTCCACCCGATAGGGAAGCCCATCAACCACTCGACCCACATCGGGTTCAGTTTCCCACCAATCCCTTCCCCCGCTACATGATCCAAGCATGGACTCCTCCGGAAGGCTTCGGCCTTTCCTCTTGTCCATCGGTCTCTTGCTGTCGGAGTCGGCAACAGAGAAACTATATCGTTCAAATTGTTCTGATAGCCCATTCTGCCTACCCTTTTCGCTTGTCCGATCCTGTAATCCCGGCTTTGGGGGGAAGGCCAAAGCTTTACTGCCGTTGCAAGACCGTTCCCGCTTGATTTGCCCACTCCTTTTCGGTTGTTGTTTCCGTGAATCATTGGAGTAGGCCAAGCAAAACCACCTTTCTCTAATATGCGGCGCCCCCATATCATAAGCGGATAGCATCCCCCATCTACTATCATACCGTATCTCGGATAAGGCGGTAGAGACTCCCCATCCTCCACGAGTAGCGATACCTGAGACATTTTCCAAGAAGATGAACTTTGGTCGTAACTCATTAGCAAGCCGTATGATCTCGAAAAATAACCCGCTTCGCTTTCCTTCCAAGCCCCTACCAACTCCTGCAACACTGATGTCCTGGCACGGGAAACCTGCTGTAATGATGTCGGGCTTGACTGGTAAGTGTCGGGCCCTGAGGGTTTTGACATCGTCCCATATCGGGGCAATCGGTAATTCGCCCTCAGACATTCTTGAAAGCAAGACCGCTTGAGCATATCTGTCGTTTTCACAATAGGCGATCGGCACGACCCACTCTTGTAGGGCGATTGTGAGCCCTCCGATACCACTAAAGAGATCCAGGCCATAAATCATTGCCTTTCTATTCGCCTTTTTAAGTTCTCCAGCATGTCCAGGGCGGCGGGTTTGCTTAGTAGGCTCAAATTCGATATTAAACAATATTTAATAATGTGGTAATTATCTTTGCATTTAGCAGAATGAAACTTTGACCAGGGGCGGTTTTTCGCTACCGTTTCTTTACAGTTCGGGCCGAAACACTGGATATTTGATTTTAGCTTTTTAGGGGTCATAATACCTCTCTATGATTTAGGCTTCGTCTGGGGAGGGGCAATCCCAGAGAGAATGCGTTAACGCATTATAAAGCCTATTTTTACCCTACCTCCCAAGCTCTTATTTAAGCGATTTTTCACTCAGTCTCCTTACTCACCAATTCAAACTCTATCCGCCAGACATAATCATCCTTACAAGCCCTCGGATGTCCTTTAAGAAATTGGTCAATAAAATCGTAATAACTAATCCATAAATCACCTTCCTTTATAAGTTCATCTGAAGTAAGAGCGAGCAATGGTTCTTCCCTTACAGATATTATTTTAATTATAGCTATTCTCTTGCCCCCGAACCTGGGACTTTTATTGTAAGCTTGAACAAGATCGCCGGGTTTGTATGGGCACTTTTTCCACCATCGCCGGGTAACGGTTTTCTTGCCAGCCAACAAAGCCTCAGTTGTCCAAGCAAAAGATATAATTCTCATATTACCTCCCCGGTAACTCCAATTCCAACTGCCCGACAAAGTTCCGCCGACCATAGCTTTCTAATTCTGAGGCTCTTTTTAATATCTTCAACCCCCGCTTTCTCAGAGATTTAACTACCTCTTTTAATTCCTCAGCATCGATAATGATATAGTAGCCTGGGGGCGGGTGAGTAGCAGACCCGATAGGCATATCGTGTTTAACAACCAAGTTTCTAACTATTTCCCTAACCTTAACTTCTGATATAAATTCACCTAAGCGGATGTGAACAGACTTAGTTAAGATGGGGACAGAGATAGCAGCATCCCGCCCCTGATGACCATATATCTCATCAAAGACGATCCGTTCTTCCCGGTTAAATCTTTCTTTTAGGAATAAGGTCATTATAAATTACACGGCATAATTATAAATGTGGGATCGTCTGGTTTGTTAATATAAGCATCCCGGCACGCTCCCCATAGCTCGGTTACTTTAAATAACTCTATATAGTCAGAGTCAAGATATATCTCATGGTCATTATCGTAATCTCTGAATTTTATATAACCCTTTTGCCTTGTTTCTATTTCATTGGTTTTGATGTGCTTAGTTTTGGTTTCGGGGAATAATATCTTTGTCTTTTCATCATCAAATTTACCAAATAACATTTCATCGTTTTCTGAAAGCTGAAAATGCTTTTTCACCGTTCCCTCATTTTCAAAATCTTCACGATTACTTACTAAACTTTTATGCACAGCCCAATGACGATTTGATACCCAATTAGGAGTAATGACTATTTTTAAATCCCAATATGCAGTTCTATCGGGATTAGTTTCTATACAACCGAAGTGTTCTCTTTCTAACCTGATTTGCTTAATCATTCCCCCTCCAGCACCTTCTTGATGAAGGTGATTAGTTGTAAGTCTGTAGCTTTAAATAAAATATTTCTTAAATCAATAATGACTCCTTGACCCCTCACCTTTTGGAGAAACGAGAGGATGATGTGAACCCTTTCGGTTTTACCTTTTCCCTTACCTGTATTTTTAATTGAATCATCATGGCATATTTTCATTCCTTCCCTCCTTCCTCAGTAGTCAAGGGGTATTCCTTGCTTAATTCTAAATCCCTTTCCGCCGCCTCAATCACGAGGCGGAGGGCTTCTTCCTCACAATCAAGAAAGACATGAAAATTAGGAAATTCAAGAATCCTTTTTGTTTCCTCAATCGCCTTTTCCAATTCCTTGCTCATCACTCCTCCTCGGTTAGCAGTCCATATAGCCATCTATGTGCTTCTAATTCACCCCATATAGCATCAGTATTTGTGTTAACATCTTGGGGGCTATCTACTTCTTTTTGGAGCCTTGGTATTTCTACTTTCAACTTCCCCACCACTTTCTCCACCTGCTTGGCGGTGGAGAGGAGAAGTTTAATAGCTTCCTTACCATTTTCATCGAACCAAAAAAGAGGGTTGACTACTTTCTTTTCAACAAAATCAAAGTCTTTTTCTATTAATTTAATCGCTTCTTTTCTTTCCATCCATCCTCCCTATGCTTGTTGTTTAACACTAATCATTAGCATCAGTTTTTTCATTCTGGTATT